GTCGCCAGCGGCCCAGCTACACACGAAGGCAATCGCGTTGTCTGTAACCGTTGTGCTGGTCAGAGCATTTCGATCCAGCTCAGTACCGAGAGCAGTGTCAGCAGCCGCCGCAGCAGTAGAGCCGGTGCCCACCGCCATGTGACTCATTACGCTCTCGCTTGTACCGTTCATGCGAGATGCAATGTAGTCCAGTCCAGTATCGACAATCAGGTTTTCAACCTTCTTCTCGTCTTTGATATTTCCATCGGGGCCACGAACAATGATGTCCAGTGTTCCCTTTGCTTTGAGTCCATCGATGATCATGGCTTTTTCCTTTAGGTGAGGGTTCGTTTAACTCCGACAAAGTCGTCTTCAAAATATCCAGAGCTGGTATAACTCTGGGCCAGAAGAACCCCCGTGTCGGAGCAGTTGGCGGGGTCTTCTAGGGTCTTGGAAAATGCGGCGGCGTAAGCATCCGCTGCATCAAATGTGTTTGACTTGTTAGCGCCCAATGAAAAAACAGCGGCGTCTGAAGCGTTGGCTGTGTTGCTTGGGTTAACCACTTCCGCAAGCGAAAACACATCCGAGATGTCGGCAGCATCAGCAATAACCTTGGAGAATGACTTGGCAAACACGTCGCTAACCGAAGGCGTTTCCGCCCTTACCAAAGACAGAGAGAATACGGTGGTCTCACTGACCTCTGCCGTGTTGCCTGTCGCGAGGCCAGTACCAAAGTTTTTCTCAAGCAAGAGGAGCGGGCTGTCAGCAGCGTTAGCGCCATCCGACTTAACTAAGCTGGACGCTTTGCCTACCTGCTCTGATACTGAGGGGGCTTCGCTAACGAGCTTACTGAAGGCATTAGCGTAAAGATCTGCCACAGACCAACTGTCAGATACAGGCTTGCTGTAGCCCAGCGCAGCAACGTCACCAACCCCTGCAGTATTTTGTGGGCTTCGGTTAAGGCCTTCTTCGATGCTGGAGGCTAGAGAGTCTGATACTGAAACCGAGTCAGAGAATGATCGGTTGTAGGCCATAACCCTAACGAACACGTCACTCATGCCAGCGGTATCTGATAGGGCTTTGCCCACAACGAACACCTGCGCGTCGGTGATAACTGGTGTTTCGCTGGGATTCTTCCCGAACGCATTTACATATGCGTCTGTGCTGGTAAAGGAGTCCGCTACAGGACGTCTAAATGCCTTCGCTGCTACGTCCGAGAGCGCTCCAGCATCAGCAAGAGGCTTATTGAATGCGTAAGCAAGCACCTCTGTAATGGTGGGGGCATCGATAAGACCTTTGCCAACGTCTTTGTTAGCTATGTCTGACACAGTGCCCATGGACACGACTTCGGAGACATTTTTAAACAGGTGGGCTGCGTAGAGATCAGAACTGCCTGCTGAATCAGCAATAGCTTTGGCTACCGCAAGGTTGACAAGCTCTTGGAATGCAGCGCTGTTAGTAAACGCACGAATAGTGCCTGTCAGCAGAGAGCCAGAGTCTAGGTGAACATTAGTCGCAACTAGATTGCTGACTGCTACATCAGATACAGAAATTTTGCCTTGAGCCGCCATGGCTCGCAGCAAGGCACGCTGTATGCCCGCGCGGATCATCCGAAAGCTTCTCGCACTTTAAGCTTTAGCAGGTCGTTTACCGTCTGGACTTCTCCACCCTGAAAGGTGGTTTCTATTTCGGCCTCAAAAACCCCCGCCGTGTCTAAAGTTCCGGTAGGAAAATCCGTACTGGCAACTCCATTTTCAGCGTCAGTGACCGTCATAGTGAGCGTAGACTTTACGGTAGAGCCGCCGATTTCTCTTATGCGGAGTCGCACAGTCGCGCCATTAAGGTCAATTGGCGACCAAGTTGCAGAGTCTTCTGGGTCAAGGGTTTGCCCAGTTGCAGCTTCTGAAGCATCTTTTAAAGTGACAACAACGCGAGGTAGCGTGTCGCCTTGAACCAACTCTAAAGTGTCGGAGTACGCCATCAGATAAACGCCCTCGATTTAACAGTTAAAGATCCGCCGCTATATCCATACTTAACTTCGCGGGTAACCTGACCCGTGCGCTGATCAAAGAGCGCCTTATTAGACTGAGCTGCGCCCATGTTTGACCAAGGCTGGCTAGTCATCATTTGCAAGCGGTATATCGCGCCGTGAACAAGTGGCTCTTTGTACTCCTCGCCAATAGTGTCAGGGATGCTTGACGAGCTAGGGGATGGCTTCAGGGAGTACAAGGCCTTTAACGTCTCTCTTTCGTTTGGAGTTAAAGCCAAATAAAACTGAGTGTTATCTCTTTGAGAATAGTAGTTAGGCTTGCCCTTGCTGGTTCCATCTCCAGTTATTTCGAGGAGGCGGGTGTAGGAGACCGGCTGCAAGGTCTGCTTGTTTCTATAAATATCAACGATGTGGTTAAGCTCTGTCCCAACAGGAATGGAAAGCTCATATTCGGTGATGCTGGGAATAACCAAAAAATCTTCTGGCTCAAGTCGATAAATGTCTGTCTTAACGCAGAAGTCAATCGCCGACTCTCGGATAGCGCGCTCCACTAAAAAGTCGGGCGCTCCGTGAGCCTCTGGCCTTACATACTCTGCTATTTCCAGAAATCGCACTATTAAGCCCTCTGTGCGTTTCTGTCTGGATTGTTTGGCCGTGGATCTGTTGCCGCGTCTGCTCTTGTCTTAATTCCGAGAGCATTGGCAAAAGACTGATAGTGCATCATCGAGCGCTCAGCATTACCTGCGTACTCGCTGTCTTTCTGGTATGCGCGGTACAACATGTAATCCAGAATTGCATTGGCGTAGATATCGTCCAGCGTAATAACCTGCGTGGTCGAGTAGGACAGGTCAGCAGGTGCAGTGCTGTAAATGATCTCGATATCCATGCTTGAAGTGGCATTCGGATACACATAAAAATTCTTTGGATCCGCAGCATCGTAAACAAAGTGCTCTATCTTCTTGGTCCCGTCCGCAGAAGTGTTGTGCCAGTTAGGCAATGTCTCATCAAGTATCTTGCGATCAATCTGAGTGATTGCTCGACCAGCGTCATTGCGGACGACATCAATCAAGCGGAGACCCGTTGTCGGTATAGATTGCTTGCTTCCAGACACGCACGTCATGTTGCCGTTTACTGTTTTTGCGTCTGGACGATGAAGGACAATTTCTCTCTGAGCATCGTTAAGAAACGTCATCAACTCCGCTTGAGGAAAGCGAACTTGAGACGTGTCCTGAAGAATAATGCCCGCAGTGTCTATTAAGGTTGCTACTTTAGTCGTTGCCATCTGCAGGCTCCCACTCGATCACTTCGAGGTCTGGATTGTTTGCAAACCCCTCGCTATACGGCCACTCGACACCAGTGACAATGTTGCGCAGGGTTTTAGGAATTCGTTTCGGCAAAACTTTTTCAGGCTCCTTGCCGTTTTTCCGGAGCCGATCTACCTGATCCTGCAGCGCATCAAGAGTCATCCGACGATCAAGCGTGACGTCAAACTCTTCTTTCGCTTCGATGTAAAGGTCATCTTTTGCTGTGCTTGCTGTTTCCACACTTCTCTCCAGTAAGAAGAAAAGGGGGAGGAAGACCTCCCCCTACTCAGTCCTTAGACCTTCCACTTACCTACAGCGAGGCAGTCTGGAGTTACGACCTTGCGGCCATAAACCTTCAGACCACGAACGCCGTCGCCGAAGGTGCTCTCAAGACGAACGGTCTCAGTGTTAGTGAACTGAGAAGCGAACGTGATTGCCTTCGGGTGACCCGCGAGAACGTGGGTGTAAGTAGCATCAGTACCACCTGATGGGGTGTAGAGCAGATTGCTCTGGTAAACCGTGAAGCGATCTACCTGACCCACCTGACCGTTACGGAGAGGCGAAGTCGCATCGCCAGTCAGGTACGCTTGACGCAGTTCGCTCTGCTTGAGCAGAGAAACCATGCTGGGAGGCAGAACGATGAACCGACCCTCTTCAGGGATGTTCAACTCGTCCAAGTCCTTAGCAATGTCAAGGATGTTGGTAAGGATGTTGCTGGAAGTAATGGTGGTCTGCGAACCGATAGTGCTCGCGCCAGTTACGACATTAGCAAGAACATCGGTCTCAACCGCGATACGCATAGACTCAGCGGCATCCTTAGATGCTTCGGCCAGCATGTCGATGTCGCCTTGAGCAGACAAGACATCGTCAATCTTAAATGCATAAGATTTCGCTTGGTCGATCAGAAGCTCAAGAGTACTGGTGGTCAGATCAGCGTAGCTGATTGAGCCAGTGTAGTCCGCAACAGTCACGTTAGGCACGGTTCGGATGTGAACCTTATCGCCTTGACCGGAGATTTCCCCCTCATATTCCGTATTTGAGATTGCCGGAAGTACGGAGGAGCTGTAGAACTTAGCCTGCAGCAGCTTGCTGAAAATTTCCGGAATGAATCCGCCCTGATTAGCTGCGTATGTAAACGCCGCTCCAGAGCCGTTAGCACCAATAGCCATCGTAAATTACCTCACAAGAGTTAATTAACGCCGGATGTTGTCTCGCCTCCATGCTTCCATGATGTCGCCTCTGTTGGCTTCAAAATCCTTCAGAGACATTTTATCGATGTCAGCCACAGACCAGATTTTTTGTCCGGCACTCGTATCGGGCTTTCTGGTTTTAGGGAGCTTCGGCTCTGCCGCTGCTTTCGCCTTTTCCAGTGCCCGCTCTTGCGGCGTCGGTTGACCGAATCCCATGTCGCTCTTAAACAAATCCACTGCGCGGTTAACATCATTTGAAGAGCCGCTTTCAATCCAGCTCTTAGTCATAACGTCCTGCGCATCCAGCCAGTCAGCCCAGTCTCCCGTCTGGACAATATCGTCCACGTCGGGGTGCGCTTCCCTGATGCGTGCCATGTGAGCTTCTTGAGCCTCATTAATGGCTTGTTGTTCTCGCATCTGCCGGAGCTGTTCAAGCTCAGCATTTTGATCGGCTACCTGTGCTTGCGTTTTTTCCACCATATCTAGAATTGGTGCCGCTAAGTCTGGGTACTCTTCCCTGACCTGCTTCAGCTTCTCCAGATCGACGTCTTTTTCCGCAAGCTGACGCTTCAGGTTGGTCAACTCAGCCGTTGTCTGCTCGTACATACGTCGCAGCTCTTTGGCCTCAGTTGTAGCCTGAGTCATCTTCCTTTGCGCATTCTTGTAGCGTTCTTCAGCTTTCTTAACTGCTGAATCCACTTCAGACGCTTCGCCGCTATCGTCTTCAGTGAGAGCCTCCACAGGTTCTACGGCAGTGTCCGTTGACTCTTCGGGTGCCGTCTGCTCTGCCGCTGTCTGAACCTCCTCTGGCGTTTCCTCTTCTTGAGGGGCCGGAGATTCACCTTTTAGCTGAGCAATTAATTCCTGTGCTTCCGCTTCAAGTTTTGCTGGATCTACTTTCATTCACGGTTCCTCTTTGGGGTGTCCGTTACTCGAAGCTTGGGGAACGTCTAGGGTTCCTTTCAGCTTCTATTGCCGCCTCGGCGGATTGTTCTAAACCAAGCAGCACGCGAAGCTCAGCAACGCGCCCTTGCTCGTACCTAAATTCTTTTTCCCCAGCGGCCTCTAGTTTTTCTAGAGACTCATCAAGTCTAGATTCCAACAGCTCCATTAGGAGGGGCCATTCCTCCATCAAGGCCAAGACCTTGATCACCCGCGCTTGCTGCGGCGAGCATTTGCTGCTGTTGTAACGCTGCTTGCTGTTCGGCAATTAGCTGCTCCTGAGACTTAATGATCTCTTCAGGATCGATATCCATGCTCTGAGCGATATCGCGCAAGAGCTTGCCTCGATCTACAAGTTGAGAGTCCATGGGGTTTGAAACCAGCGAGAGGAATTGCAAAAGTCGCTGGCTCTGCACTTCTTTCTGCACAAGTGCGGTGCTACCGCGTGCGACGATCTTGAGATCGCCCTTGGCACGCTCGTTTGTTCCGAACTCCATATTGAAGTGGAACATTGATTCAATCATAGGGCGTATAAGGAAATCGTCAATGTTTTTGATAGTACTTTTAAGGGCTACGTTAGCCGCCCCCATCAACATCGAAATGCCTGTCGCCGTCTTGTTTAAGCTTTTCGTTTGCTCGCCGTGGGTGTACGACGGCAATGAAGTCGTCTCATCGGCAAACCGTCTGAAGATTTCAATTATCTGGTTTAGCCCATTAGCATTTGCAACCGGCTGGTAATACCTCACGGCTGGCATTGAGCCGTCCCCGCCGGACCGCAAAAAAACTCGCCACGGATGGAGATCGGTTGGATCCTCACCCGCAGCGAGAAGGTCGGTGTTTACTTCCACCATCGGCCCCGAGGAAAGGGCCATATTGTCCAGCCAGATACGGGTCGCAGCGTTCATGGTCTGTTGCGAATCGCGCATCATGCGGGGAACCCCAACTCCCCAGAACTGGTGGGGGGTACGCTCGTAAGGAAAAATGTTATACGGGATTCGGTATCCCTTAACGGGGTTTAGCGCAGCCTTAATAACCTTTCCGCTGCAGATCCAGACGTTGGCATCAAAGTCAGCGCTTGGATCAGAACCCTCTGGTAGCTCGACCCCAGCATCTTGTAAGTCATACCCGTCAATAGTCCCCCAAAACTCCAGCAGCTCATAGCGATTAGAATCACCATGATCATTGATGCCAGCGATCTGGCGGCGGGTTCTTTCGTGATCCTCTTCCTCATGATTGCCACCGCGATTGTTTTTAAGAATCGACAAAACAATTTCAGAGTCAAACGCAGGAAGCTCAGAAAGCTCTCTGAACTGGCGTCGAGTTAGTACGTGACGCCGGAACATTCCTGAACAGTCTTCAAGGCTAGTACAGTAAGGGTCCGGATAGAGATCAAAGATAGAGACCGACTCAACTTCTGGCCTAGCTTGCTCCTCCATAACCATTGCGTAAGTTGAGCGGCCTAGCTCGTCCTCCATCCTCTGGTAAGACTGAACTCTGTCAATCTTTACAGTGCCGGACTTGACCGCCCCAGAGCCGAAGATGCAGGCCTCAAGAATCGCCTCCTTCAACTTCTGGTCAGTGTTCTCCTCAATAAGCTGGTCTTCGATGTCCTTCTGCATCTCTTCTGATGCCATCATCGCAAGACGCTCTTCCTGCTCCTGAAGACCCTGCCTAATCGCCTCTTCGTTTTCTGCAAGAACTTGACGAATAACTTCTTCGGGCTGGCCCTGCCCCATCTGAACGATGTTCTGAACCAGCATCTGCTGCATTTCGGCGCGCTTTACTGCGTTAATTTTTGGTCGAGGAGTTGGGGTTACAGCGAAGAATGCATCACCGCTTTGGAACAACAGATCAACAAGTCTGCTGTATGCGGCCATAACTTTAGTTCGGGAGAGTCCAACGAAAACCTTGCTGCGGGAGCCGGAAGCCTCCGCGAGCCTAGCAAGAGTGTCAGGATCGTATTGTCCAGAAAACTGGCGCAGGTCTTTTATCCACTCGTCCTCAGTTTCGCGACGAGCGTCCTTATACTCAGTGAACAAAGCGGAAAGCTTTGCACCAAGGTTCATCAATTCTGTCTCTTGAGTTCCGTCAGGATTTTCTACATCAAACCCCACGCCCTCATCGAGGTATGTGTCCATCAATAGCCCACCACGGTATCTACTGTTTTGAAGCGCCTAGCAACCGGATGTACACGCGGTCGTGGCATAGAAGCCAATCCATGGAGGGCTATGGCAAACGCCATAACCCTATCATCATAACAGCCGTTCTGAGCATTGGTAGCCCCCTTTTCGTCAATAACATAGGTTCGCAATTCCTTTACTAGCTCTATGTCGGCCACACCAGAGTCTCGCTGGCGGAGCAACGCGGCGAGGTTATCGATTATCAGCGGCTTGGTTTTGCTTGTAGTGAGGAAGCCGCCGCGCTTTGTCATGCGGTCCCCGTAGGCACCATCCACAGAGCTTTCGACAAACAGGGATGGATAGTTCAATTCTTGCAGGCGGCGGAGTGTAGTCAGTCCGTGGTTGTTTCTCTCGACGATGATGTAGGCGCTGTTGTACCGCTGGCCGATCATCCCAACGATGTTGCCCCACTCCCATGGATCGATGTGCCCGTGATAGCAAGCAACCTGCCTGCCGCGAGAGTCCAGTACCTGCGCCACAGAGTAGTCCCCGTAAGCCAATCCCTCCGCCACGTCCACACCAATGACGTATGAGTCGTCTGGATTGGGCGGATACCACTCCCGATACGGGCCAGAACTCCGCTCAGACATTCCGTCACTGCGGAACTCGCCGATAAAATCGGGCGAATAACACTCCTTATCTGCGTCGGCGAGGACGTCTTCCTCCACAAAACAGCGACCTGACGTGAGGAACGCTTCGATCGGCGTGGTCGGATACTCCTGCCTAAACAGATCATGCCCGCCTAGCTCATCCATTTTGTTGCGGCGGAACTGGAGTTGTTCGTCATCCAGCCCGTATTTGGCCGCTAGTTGCTCCTCATCCTTGGTGCGCTCAAAGTACGGACGCACCTTGGCGCGGTACTCAGACATGGCAAACCATGGAACAAAGCAGGTAATCCAGTCGGTCTCGCCGCGAAGAGATTTCATGACCTGATCGTAAAACCAGCCGCCTGCGCCGTTAGCGGTAGAT